ATTGCAAAGAAATATCCATCTTTAGATATCTGGGTCAATGACTTATACAATCCTCTGTATAACTTTTGGTGCATCCTTCGTGATAAACCCCTGGAACTCTATGAGTGTATAAAAGAATATAAAGAAGAACACAACACCCCAGAACTTGCTAGAGAACTGTTTGATGAAATGAAAGTCTCTTTAAATCATGAAGAGACTTGGGATTTTTATCGTGCAGTTGCTTTTTATATTATCAACAAGTGTAGTTTCTCTGGTTTAACTGAAAGTTCTTCTTTCTCTCCACAAGCAAGTGTTAGTAACTTCTCTATGAGAGGGATCGAAAAACTACCAGAATATTCTAAGATTATTAAAGATTGGGAAATTACTAACTTATCCTATGAACAACTCCTTACTGATGACAAAGAGTGCTTTACCTACCTTGATCCCCCCTACGAGATCGGAAGTAATCTTTACGGTAAGCGAGGGTCGATGCATCGATCCTTCAATCATGACACTTTTGCTGTTGATTGTGACCGTTTCATCGGTCCTCAACTTATATCTTACAATTCGTCGCAACTGATTCGTGATCGGTTTAAAGGGTGGAATGCTTCTGAATTTGACCTTACTTATACGATGAGGTCGGTAGGTGATTATATGCAAGAACAAAGAGATAGGAAAGAACTTATTTTGTTTAACTATGAAATGTCAAGTAAAGTTGTATAAAGCGGGGCAAGTCTTTGCTGAAGAAGTAATCGCAACAGATTATCAAGATGCAAAGAAAGTTGCCCTTGCCCGTAATCCAGGTGCAAAAGTTGTAAGCGTTACTGCTGTATTTAAATAATGGAACTAAAAGACTGGTTGAATTCTGTTAATCATCTCAAGAATAATCTTGTTGAAACCCCTTCGGATGCAAAAGATTATCCTCCTTTTATTATGAACAAATGTCTTTCTTCTCATGTAGATTCTTTGATTCATTCAAATCAAATGAATATGAATCATCATTTACCAAAAGATATGCAGTATAGTTATTATCTACATGCTCTTAGAGTAAAGAAAAGATTTTCTCCTTGGTTGAGGAAAGAAAAAGTTGATAATCTAGACGCCATCAAAAAATACTATGGTTATAGTGACCAGAAAGCACATCAAGTTTTGAAAATACTAAATAATAAACAGATCGACATTATCAAATCTAAACTTGAAACTGGTGGAAAAAATGGAAAATCAAATTGTTGAACCTCAGGCTCAATGGAACCCTGGGATGATGATTGAAATAACTTTGGGAGAACCTGATGATTTTCTAAAAGTTCGTGAAACTTTGACTCGCATTGGAGTTGCTTCTAGAAAAGAAAAGAAACTCTATCAAAGTGCTCACATTCTTCATAAACAGGGAAAATATTATATTACTCATTTCAAGGAGTTATTTGCCCTTGATGGTAAAAACACAAATCTTACTGTCAATGATCTTCAGAGAAGAAATAGGATTGTAAAACTATTATTTGATTGGGGATTGGTTGATGTAGTAAATCCAGAAATGATTACTGACATCGCTCCTTTAAATCAAATCAAAGTTCTTCCATATAAGGAAAAGAGTGAATGGATTCTTGAGCAAAAATATAATATTGGAAAGAAAATTAAGACAAACGAAAATGCCTAAATAAGACTGAGACCTTTCGTGCGGTCTCTACGAAAGTCGGAACACCCTATAAAGAGGTACGGTTATCACCTTGCCTCTTTTTTTGTATTATGTTATAAATATGTATGGATGCCTTCGGGGTCCACAAAACGCAATCTCGCTTTTAGGAGAGCTACAGATGAATAACCTTACAAAGTACAATGCTGCAAATCTTGACCAACTAATGGAAAGGATTCACAGAAATAGTATTGGTATGGAAGATTATTTTGATCGCATTTTTTCAGTCTCAGAAACTTTTAAATACCCACCTTATAATCTTATTAATATAAATCATAATGAATCTAAACTTGAAATTGCATTAGCAGGATTTAAACGTAAAGAAGTAGATGTCTACACAGAAAACGGAAAACTATTTATTGAAGGCAAAAAAGAAAATTCGGAAGAAAAAGTCGATTATGCCTACAAAGGTATGGCTCAACGGTCTTTTGCTAGAGCATGGGCACTCGCTGAAGATACGGAAGTTGGATCAGTTACTTTTGAGGATGGACTTCTGACAGTTGTCCTTAAGAAAGTTATTCCAGAAGCGCATCGAAGGAAAGATTATCTGTAATCCTTAACATTTTGTTTAGATTTAGGTTATGATTGATACAGAAATGTTCGTAGTGATACAATATACTATAGATAGTTATGTAAACAAAGGAGGATGGAAATGAACTTTACAATCACCACTCTTATGTTTGGATCCATTACAACTCTTTTTAGTTGGATGGTTCTCTCGCCAATACTACCATGACACATCCTGAACACATATGGAAATCATCGCAACCTTCGCACTACTCGGTTCTGCTATCTTCGGAGCATATAAACTAACGCCAAAAGTTAAATAAATAAAACTGAATATCTTTGGCGCTATGCCACGGGAGGTAACTGGCAAAATCCAGTTGACACCTCCCATTTTTTTGTGCTAAAATCCTTAGGTAAGGATAATGATTGACTATGGCTATCAAACTATGTGCAATGCGGTCTGGTGAAAAAGTGATTGCCAATGTTATGGACATGATTAGTCAAGACGGTGTGCTTGTCGGGTATAACCTAGACAGACCTTTTTTGGTTATGTTTTCTCAAAAGAAACCTACTGATGAAGAGGTAACAGAGACTGAGTTTAAGATTGGAATCACCCCTTGGATTCCTCTCACCCGAGATAGGATTATTTCAGTTCCTTTGGACGAAATCATTACGCAAGTAAATCCTATTGAAAATCTATTAAATATTTACGAAAAAGGAGTGTATGGAAATGGAAATCAAACTTTTGGTCTTGATGAACAATCAAGTTCTGATATCCCAAATTGAAGAGGTTGGGGCAGGTATTGGTGAACCCGATTGTAAACTGATTGAACCATTTCTTTTGGATAAAAATGATTTGACCTTGAGTCCGTGGTTGATTGATTTTACAACAACAAATGAATATAAAATTCATTCAGATAAAATCCTAACAATGGCAGATCCAAAACCAACGATTTTAGAAAAATACCAAAACCTTATTAAATGAAGTTCTATACCAACGTTCAAATGATCGGCAACAAGTTTCTTGTTCGCGGATATGAAAACGGAAATCATGTTATGTTTAAAGAGGAGTATTTTCCTACTCTTTATATCAAGTCTAATAAAGAATCAAAATATAAAACTCTTGAAGGTGAATATGTTGAACCTGTTAACCCAGGGACAGTAAAAGATTGTAGAGAATTTTATTCTAAGTATGAAAATGTTGATGCATTTAAGATCTATGGTAATGATAGATATATCTATCAGTATATCTCAGACAAATATCCAGAAGACGAAATCAAGTTTGACATTACCAAAATTAAACTTGTGACTTTGGATATTGAGGTAGGATCTGAGAATGGGTTTCCAGATCCTAAGGTTGCAGACCAAGAGATTCTTTTGATTACGATTCAAGACTATGCAACAAAACAAATCACTACATGGGGTAATGGTAAGTTTGATAATAAACAAAAGAATGTATCTTATCGACAGTTTAACAATGAGTATGATCTTCTAAATGATTTTCTTTCTGTTTGGGAAAATTCTACTCCAGAAGTAATCACTGGATGGAATGTTCAGTTTTTCGATATCCCATTCATTTACTCTAGACTTGAAAAAGTTCTTGGAGAAAAGAGGGCAAAGGCATTTTCTCCTTGGGGTCTGGTTAGTCGAAGAGAAGTCTTTATCAATAACAGGCAAAATATTGCCATGGATGTTGGTGGAATCACTCAACTAGATTATCTTGATCTTTATAAAAAGTTTACCTATAAAGCACAGGAATCATATCGTCTTGACCATATTGCTAGTGTAGAACTTGGTGCTAAGAAACTAGATCACTCTGAGTTTGATACGTTTCAAGATTTCTATACTAATGGGTGGCAAAAGTTTGTAGAGTATAACATCGTTGACGTGGAACTTGTTGACCGTCTGGAAGACACGATGAAACTTATTGAACTTGCACTAACTATGGCATATGATGCCAAGGTTAACTTTGGAGATGTATTTTATCAGGTTCGTATGTGGGATAGTATTATCTACAACTACCTGAAGAAGCGTAACGTTGTTATTCCACCTAAAGATAAGTCTCACAAAGACGGGAAATATGCTGGAGCATATGTAAAAGAACCAGTTCCTGGAATCTATGATTGGATTGTTAACTTTGACTTAAACTCTCTATATCCGCATTTGATTATGCAATCAAATATTAGTCCAGAGACTTTGGTTGAAGAGAGGTGTCCTTGTGTATCTGTTGAAAAGATTTTAAAAAAGGAGGTTGATTTAACACCATACAATAAGTATGCGGTATGTCCTAATGGTGCAATGTACCGTAAAGATTATAAAGGTGTTCTTCCTGAACTAATGGAGAAGATGTATGGAGACCGTGTTATCTTCAAAAAGAAAATGCTTGCCGCAAAGCAGGAGTACGAGAAGACTCCTACTAAAGCACTTGAAAAGGAGATCGCCAGATGTAACAACATTCAAATGGCGAAAAAGATTTCTCTTAACTCTGCTTATGGTGCTATTGGTAATCAATACTTCAGGTATTACAAACTAGCAAATGCAGAAGCTATTACTCTTTCTGGGCAAGTTGCGATTCGCTGGATTGAAGATAAAATCAACAAGTATATGAATCGTGTATTAAAAACTGAGGATATTGATTATGTTATTGCTTCTGATACTGATTCTATCTATATCCATATGGATCCTTTGGTTGAACGTGTATACGCCACAAGAGAGAAAACTACTCAAAGCATTGTCAACTTCCTTGATAAGGTCGCTAAGGTGGAACTTGAAAAATATATTGAAAGTTCTTACCAAGAACTGGCGCAATACATGAATGCTTATGAGCAGAAAATGCAGATGAAACGTGAAAATATTGCTGATCGTGCTATCTGGACAGCAAAGAAGCGTTATATCATGAATGTTTGGGATAGTGAAGGTGTTCGATATACTGAACCTAAACTTAAGATGATGGGAATCGAAGCAGTAAAATCATCAACACCTGCACCTTGTAGGAAGATGATTAAGGATGCACTTAAACTAATGATGAGTGGTACTGAAGATGATGTGATTCAGTTTATTGCTAAATGTAGAAAAGAGTTTAATAGTCTTTCTCCAGAAGAGATTTCTTTTCCTCGATCTGCTTCCGATGTAGTAAAGTGGAAATCATCTTTTCAAATCTATCAGAAAGGAACTCCTATTCATGTGAGGGGAGCACTATTATTCAATCATCACATTGAAAAGAATGGATTGACTAAGAAGTATTCTTTGATTCAAAATGGAGAAAAGATTAAGTTCTGTTATTTGAAAAAACCTAATCCATTGTTTGAAAATGTTATTTCATTTATTCAAGATTTCCCTAAAGAACTTGGTATAACTAGGTATGTAGATTACGATTTGCAGTTTGAGAAAGGATTTTTGGAACCAGTTAAAGTTATTTTAAATACCATTGGTTGGCAGTCTGAAAAGAAATCTTCTCTTGCATCTTTCTTTGGGTAGTAGTATAATGCATTTAAAACTGAATAATGATGAGATTGGATTATTGCTTAGTGTTTTGAGTCGTCGCTATACAGATCCAAATGTTCATAGTGACGAAGATATCAAACACTTGTATAATAAAATATGGTCTTGGAACATAAACATTAGAGGAAAAGAAGATGGATTTTCTTAAAGATATTGTTAAAGAAATCGGTGATGACTTCACTAAACTAGCATCAGACATTGATGAAACTGAAACTTATGTTGACACAGGTTCGTACATTTTTAATGGACTTTGTTCGGGTAGTTTATTTGGGGGTGTATCTGGCAATAAGATTACTGCTATTGCTGGAGAGTCTTCTACTGGAAAGACTTTCTTCTCTCTCGCTGTGGTTAAGAATTTTCTTGATACTAACCCCGATGGTTATTGTCTCTACTTT